ACCTGCTGGCGGACCCGGCATGCCGGTACCGGGGATTTAGTCATGGCGAAAGATTCTTCGAAAAAGAAAAAAGATTCAAAGCTGTGGAAACATCTTCTCAAGCTAGCAGAACACGCGATTCCGTTGCTGCTGCCGCTGCTATCGGGCGGAAAAAGTACGGGAAAAAGAAGTTTCAAAAAATGGCCGCCAAAGGCTGGAAAAAGAGGTAAGTGATGCCGGGAATGCCTAATAGATTAAAGGTCGCACAAGAGGCTATGCTCAAAGAACACGCCGAACATCATACGCCAAAGCATATGAAAATGATGCGGGAAATGATGGAGAACGGGGCTACATTCGACGAGGCCCATAAGGCAGCAAAGAAAGAGGTCGGTAACTAATGCCATTCTACGATTTTAAGTGCCCAAACGGGCACGGCTATTTTCACGACGTCTTTGTGCCTTTGGAAAAGCACGGCACCACAACGTGCCCAGAGTGTGAAGTTCTACTTGAAACTGTGATTAGCGAGGTCGGCCTGATCGGTCCCATGCCTTCCAAGCCGCTGGTTCTGGAGCAAGCAGGCCGCAGCTTTGAGTCCACAAGCGAGTACAAACAATACCAGCGAGAAAACCCCGGCTGGGACTTTATTTCGCCGGACTCTAAAGCTTGGCGCGATCACAAGGACATCGCCCGAGGCAAGGCCGAAGCACGCGCGAAGCGTGAGGGCTATCGAGATTTAGACGACAAGCGAGCCAAGCGCAAAAAAGAGAACGCTAAACGCTCTGGTAAACTTGACAAAAAAATATTTGTCCACTAAGACGACAAAAAGGAGCTACTTATGCCTCAGATGGAAGAACTTGCTGACCGCCTTAAGGTAACCGTGGATGAACTTCAGGACGCGGTGGCCGATACAGGCTATGAATTGGTCCCTTCCGCTGAAGGTGCCGAGATGGCCGGGGACGAGGGGCCCACTGACGGCATGGCCGAAGACGAAGAGATGGCTGCCGAAGACGAGGCAATGGCGGCTGAAGACGAGGGCATGGCCGCCGAAGACGAGATGGGCGGGCCCATGGGTCTTCCACCACTTCCGGGGATGATGACAGATCGTCCCAGCGAGGATGAGAACCCTCGTATGAAGATGAAAATGCTAGTAATGAACGCCTCTAAAAAGGCACTCACAGAACAGGGAAAAAAGGGGAAATAAATGAGCGAAGAAATTGAGGCGGGGGTCGCCCCCGCACCTGAAGCGGCACCAGCGGCTCCCGCTGAAGCTGCTCCCTCTGCGGAGGCCGCGCCTGCTTCAGAAGAAGCTCCGATTGCCGAGGAGTCTTCCCTATCCGAGGCGTCGGAGTCGGGTGAAGGAGCCCCCGCCTCTCTCCCTTCTGCGGAAGAGTTTGGTTGGGATGATTGGGACGGTAATCACGAATCCTTCCACCAAGACTTCCAGCCGTGGGCCGAGAAGATTAACGGCTACCACCAGAAGAAGTGGGAAACTGAGGTTGCAAAGCACAATCGACAAGTCGCTCGTCTAGAGGACTTGTACAAGTCTTTGCTGGGCGGCGAAGACGACCCCCGCATCGGGGAGTTTGAGGGGCAGATCAAAGAGTGGGAAGAGAAGTACAACGGACTCGACGCTGAGTACAAGGCGTACCAGCAATCGATCCAAGCTGCAATTCAGGAGGAATCACAAGCGTATGCGAAGTGGTTCCAAGAACAAAACAAAGAGCTTTTTGAGAACGAAAAGTTGTCGGAGACCTTTGTTAAACTACTCGAAGATAACTGGGACCTTGAGACTGCTGCGGAAGCGACGCGCCTTTCGCCGGAGGCTCTAGAGGTTGCCATGAAAGCGAAGGCTGACGGAGTTCCTGACTCCTACGCTCTTCGGCTTGCTGCCGGTGTCAAAAAGAAAATGGCACAGGAGCCCCGTCCGGGGGCGAAAATTACTGCTGGAGCTACGACCCCTGCCCGGTCCGCCGAGCAGAAGTCTGTGGAGCCGGACGGTAGTGCGATGTCCTTTAAGGACTATCGCGCTCAGATTGCGCGGAAAGCCCTTAAAAGACATAGGAGTTAAAAATGGCTATTTCCCCTGACGTCCTTGCGACCGCGCTCAATGAGTTGATGCCGTCGTATAGTGACTTGTTCGTCAAGTGGCATCCGCTGCTTGATAAGGTTCTCAAGGGAGGCAACATGGATCGTGCCTCGCTTAAAGGTCCAGAGCGTGAATTCGCTGTTGTGACCGACGGACCCGGTACTGTGACGCATGTCGACACCGGTTCTGAAATCATTGCTGGTGGGCGTCGTCAGAACGCACATCGGGGTAAGGTCGGCGCTCCGCGCTTGATCTACGCGTTTGACGTGCCCGGTAAGGATCTGGCAGAAGCAAACGGTGAGATGGATCTCGCTCGTATTCTTCAGCACTACCCTGAGTTGGCTCTCGCTGACTTCCACGAGCGGATTGCTCGTCAGCTTGGTACCGGTGACGGTGACGGCGTTGGCGCATTCCCGACTCTGAATGGTAATGCTTCGTTTACTCCATCGACTTCCGGTGGCGCTATCGACGGATTCTTCCAGTTCGTGCCGGGTGCTTCGCAGGACAACACGGTTCACAACCTTGCGTGTACTGCTGCTACCTCTGGTATTAGTGGCTGGAATACGCAGTACGAAGACATCACTTCGTTCGCTGTCGATGGTCGGAACCAGATGCGTAAGGCGTACTACGCTGCTTCGCGTCAGGCCAAGACTCTCGGTCCTTGCGACTTGATGATCGGCGACGAATCCTCGTACCTGAACTACATCGACGATCTGGACGACGCAGTGCGCGTGGCCAAGATTGAAGGTGACAAGGCTCCCGGCAATGTGCGTCAGGGTGTCAAGTTCCTCAACGCGGACTTCTTCCTCGACGACGCTATCGACACGTCCGACGCTCTGTTCACCACTGGTACCAACTCCGGTACTTCTGTGAACCGTGGCGCTGACGGCGTCATCTACGGTTTCAAGACGCCGACTTGGCACTGGTACACTCTCGGACACGACGCCAGTCGTGAGACGAAGGGTGACTTCGCTGTTCGCGGTCCGTTCCGTATCCCCGACCAAGACATGTATCGTTATGAGATCGTGTTGATGATGGGGCTGCACACGAACCAGCTTCGCGCTAACTTCTCAGTCACTGGCGCTGGCACGCCTTAAGGAGGACTCATGTCTGGATTTACTGGTGCAGGTATTGACAAAGATACCGTTACTACTACTCAACAAGCTCCACTTGGTTTCAAGTTGACCGTCCCCGACGGCAACGACGGCAATCAGGTCTACACCTACATTAAGGCTGCTGCGGCTATTGCCCAAGGCATCGCTGCAATGCGCGGAAATGTCGCGGGCGAAGCCGGTTACGGTGCTTGTGTGGTCGGTCTTTCGGCTGAGTCGGATATGCGTTACGTGGGCTGTGCTCAGCAGACTGGCGGCATTCCGAGCGGTTCGTACGGGTTTGTTTTGACCAAGGGCGTGGGCCTCGTCAAAGTCAACTCGGCGTCGGCTGCGGATGACGAGCTTGTCATGCACTCCGCTCTTGGAGAGCTTGACGATGCGGCTGCCGGTCCGACCAACGGCCCTGTGGGCGTTGTCCTTGGCACCCCCATCGCTCCGGCCACCCCCGGTTTGGCTTACGTCAACTTTGCGGGTTAGTCGATGAATCTGAAAGAGATTCGGAACGCGATGTTCGCTCAGGCGGATTGGTCTCCAAACCAATCCCCTGATGCGATCTCGCGAACTAACACGTTTATCAACCGCGCCTACAAGCAGTTGATGCTGGAAGCTCCGTTTCTCTTCTTTGAATCCGAGGTGCATCTGGCGACCGCGCCAGATGTATCCTCAAAATCGGATAGCGATACGATTAAAATCATCGCTGACAACAATACATTCGACGCCCCCACATCGGGCCTCGCAGCGCGAGATCCATGGACGTGGGAGACGACGTTTACCGCCACTGTAGCGGCGGCGAATACTGGTACCTACAATACATGGGTGTACGACCGCAGTTGGGATGGTCGCATCATCGAGATCACCCTCGCAGACGGAACTGTCCGTCGCAACCAAATCCGCACGGTTTGGAAGGATACAGACGACGACACATTTAAGTTCACTCTCGTGCGCCCTTGGGACCGAGAAGCGAACGGCTCCGGAAACTTTAAGTACCGGATCATAACCGAAGAGTACGCTCTTCCAGATGACCTTGTTGAGGTCAAATCAGGGACGCTCCGGGACGTCACAAACAACTACCCGTTGTCCGTCATGGGCCAAGACCAAGCAGAGCGTATGCAGCTTGTCGGCCCTGTTAATAATGTCACATCAGGCATCCCCCGGACGATGTTCCGGCGTCAGCATATTAACCTGATGAACCCTGCCACCGCTCCAGCGGTTAAAGCCGAGAAGGCTCCTAACAACTTCCCGTATTGGCGGGGCCCAGAGCCTCCCGGTGAGTTCCAGTACATCATCACGTATACGTGGGGCAAACGCGACGTCGAGTTCCGGCTCCCCGGACTCGCGCACTTCCGGGGCTACGCGACCAACTGGGAGAACTATTCCGGTAGTTCGCCCCCCACAAACCGCAGTACAACCTTTAAGTCCGCGCCGCTACCGGCATCGGAGATGTTTGATGCGGCGAACAACCGTTACCGCGAACCACTCTATGAGTCGGCTCCGTCGCCCGAGTCCGAGAAGGTTACAGTCGCGTCGGAGATGGTTGGAAACGAGCGGAAGTTTATCCCCGTCAGGATCGACATCCCTAACATCGAGTACGCTCTCGGCTTCTTGATTAAGGGACAGACGTTCAATCGCCAGTCTCTCCACCAGAGCGGGATCCACGTCCGTATCTACCGTAAGCGGTTGTCGGAAGACTTCTCGTACTACAACGAGTTGGCGAACACGCTCACTGACGGGTCGCTTAACACCACGCTCAAGAAGCTGGACATCCCCGACGCGTTCTTCTTGTTGGCGGAGATCCGGCTTGACGAGACCAACCAAGGCACGTTCTACGACACAGGGGAGATTCTCCCCGATTACGGTCGTCGACTGCGCGACATCCACGGCTACCAAACATTCGGCCTGTACCCTCGACCAGATAAACGGTACGTTGTTGACTTACGGTGCCTGCGTCGCCCAGACAACCTAGAAGACGATTCGGACGCGCCGCTTATTCACGCGGAAGCGATCAACACGTTGATCAGCCGCGCGATGGTGTACCTCTACGAAAGTATGGGGAACCACGAGGTGGCGGTGCTCGCTCAGCAACGGTACGAGCAAGAGCTACTGACGCTCTCCAAGCGGTACGGGGATCTTCGACCAGACAGTCAGCCTGTGTTACGTAGACTGTCGAGAGCACGTTACTCGCGACGGGGTAGCGATTTTTATCGTAAGTGGTACGATTCATCTAGTACATAAAGGGAGCAGTTATGGCAGTGCCCATGATTTGTGGTGGGATCTACGAGTATGCAGATCCTTCAGGAAACGTAAAACAAGGTACGCTGGTGTCGGTACATCAGTCACCGAATGAACAAGCGGTCGGGACATTTCTGTTTAGCGGATTTGCCCCTGAGATTTTGCCAGAGGACCACGTTAAGTTCCAAAGGATGAAGTTGATTGGCCGTCCGGCGTCTCCCAAGATAGGTAGACCTAGAAAGGAGTAATACATGCCTGACAAACGGAGAATGCGTCGGTCAGAACCACTGCTTCTCCGCTTTCAGGCGGGAAGTGTTTTTACTCCTGATGGTGTAGCTCACGAGATTAAAAACATGTGTTCTCGCGAGGAGAACACGTTGCGGTCCGTCGTGGGCCCAGCAACCTACGTTCCTGATACACACTTCGAAAAACGCCCGTTCAGTCAGGTGTTTGAGAAAAACGTACGGAAGAACCCCAGTCGGGAGACACAGGGTTTCCCCTCAGGCGGCGTGCCACTTGGTGTCGATACGGACTACAGTAACAACCGTCCGCTTTACGGAGCGATTCAGCACGGGATCTTCCACTGCACACTTAAGAACGGCGAGCGCGACGTACTACTCCTACATACGGGCACGGAGCTTTGGGAGTTCCGTGGTTGGCAACGGAATTGGCGGCAACTCCTAAGCGATCCCGAGAGCGACCATGGCATTGAGGACGTTCTCCCCGACGATACACAGCCGCGCTTCCCGACGCAGTTTGAGGCTACGGGGAACGGCATTGTGATCGTCCCGCAGGACAGCCGCGCGTACTTCTACGACGGTGATACCATCGCTCCGCTCGGCTTCTCCGAGAAGCCTTCGCCGCCCCAAGCACGCGGCCCAGAAAACTCAAAGAGTGGCCCGGAGCGCGATTCTGCCGCGCCCTACAACATCAAGGGCAAGGGCGTAAATGACATCGGCTACGCTCACGACGGGATGTATTTCGCAGATACGGACCAACTTAAGAGTGGTATGACGTACGGCTTCGGCATGGGACACCTCGGTACGATTACCACCATCCAAAGCCCTATCACCGAGTCCCACATTGTGGACGACGGTGCTGGCGATAAAGTAGTGATTTCAGCAGATTCGCTGATGCCGACAGGCTGGCTTGAATCTGGTGAATGGCGATGTAAGGTCCAGTTTGTCGATAAATTCGGCAACTTGTCTCCCCTCTCGGAAGAAAGCGAGCCGGTCACCTTCTCGGCCCAGAGCGCCGAGGTCAAGATTGTCGACCCCGTGGGTGAGACGGTCGAACCTCAGTTCCAACTGGATTACCTTCAGAAGCAGATCGCATGGTCCGGCATCCCAACGGGCCCCGAACACTGCATCGGACGCATCCTGTATAGGACCAAGGACCTACGGAATTCCGGGGATGCTAAGTTCTACGAAGTGTCGCTGAACTCATCGCCCACCGTGACCGCATTTGCCACACTGCCAGATAACGTCAGCACGCACTTCCCCGACAATACCCCCGACGCTCAATTGTTCCTTGAGCCACAGGAAGCGGACCCCGTTCCACGTTTTAAGCTGTGTCGAGTTGCGTTTGGTCGGCTTTGGATCGCGAACATCGACGGGGCCCCCGGCATGCTCCGCGCTTCCGCCCCGAACATGTGGGGGACGTTCCCACCGGAGCAGGTCATGTTTCCAGACCCCGACGCGAACGACGTCACGGGCCTGTGGCGAACGGCCCGTGGTCTCCTTGTCTTCACGGCGACCAGTACGTTCATCGTAGAGTCGGCCTCTGACCCGGAGCCAAGTGGTTCTTTTCGAATTTCGCCACTAGCGTCTACTGTCGGCTGCGTTGC